TGCCGTGCCTCCGCCACTATCGCCTCCTGACAGATCAATGGTCTGCAAGGAAGGCGCCCCTCCTCCTACTCCTTGACCAGATCGACTTATTGCATGCCTAACCTCAGCCAACCGCCTCTCGGCCTGCTGCTCAACAGCTCCAACCATGCTCATGTCAATCCTACGCTGACCAGCTCTTCCAGTAACTTCTAAGCCAGCCACTCCAGCAAGCCGCGTTTGTTCTTTCGTGGGAGCCCGTCTTCCTCCATAGCCTTCACGAAGTTGCTTAGTGGCTCGCAAAACAGCCTCTTGCCCTCTCTTCTCAGCCAAGAGTTGACTCATGCTCATCTGACGCAACGCATCCGCCGTCGACAATGCTGATTGCTTGAGTTTGTCAGTTTCATTCCTGGCGTTAGCAATGTGAGTAACTAATGCCTCAAGACCAACCAGCACCGCACCTGCGACAAAGCCGCCCATCGCAATTTTCGCCGCTCTAGCGCTAGCCGTAAATGCCTTTAACGCTCCAACCCCGGCAAATAACTGCCTGACCATCATCACGAGGCTTCTCGTCGCAGCAATCAGCCCAGACTTTGCAAACAATTGCAATGCAACTGTTGCCGCTGAGATGTAAAAGGCCAGCTTGACAAACCATTGTCCAATTGGATTCGCAAGAATGCCACTCAACAATTTCGTTACAGTGCCAATCAATGACCCTAAGAACGCAAATGATCCTCCCAGAGATTTGATAATTGTCGCAGACGATTGTGCAATGCTATTGAGTTGCACCATCGCTTCATACATCGACACCGCATTGCCACTCATTAAATTAGTAGCAGGGTTGACTCCGTCAAGAGTTAGTCCAAATGCCTCAACAGCAGATGTCGCATCTTGAACGACACCGGCCAAAGCCGGAAATGCCTGCGCGGCGAAAATTTCAACCAGTGGTTCAAAACTTTCGTACAGCCTTTTCGTTTGATTGCCAAGATCATTTAATCGACCCTGCAAAGTTTTGGAAGCCCCGGCAGCCGCCCCCGCAAACTTTGTATTCATTAGGATTGCAACATTATCAATAACCTGACTAAAAGCCTTACCTTGGAACGCCCCATCCTCCAAGGCTTTTGTAAATTCTGGAATGCTCATTTGAGCTGCTTCAGCAAACAATGAAACAGCTCCAGGAAGCACATCACCGAGCTGACCTTTCAGCTCTTCTGACATAATCTGACCCTTCGATGCCATCTGAGCAAAGGCATAGTTCACGCGATCAACCTTGTCAGCACTTAAGCCAAACGTGGCGGCAGCCTTTGAAATTCCAGTGAAAAGGCCCTCTATTTGACCAGGATCAAAGCCAGCAGGAGCCATTGAGGCATACAACCTTACAAAGCCTTGACGAGCACTATCCAACGGTACATTGAAACGACTTGCGAGGTCATCAACAAATTTGAAGGCTTGATCTGCAGCCGCTGCGCTACCTGTGACGGCCTCAAGTTGATTTCTGAACGTTTGCAACGAAGTCGCGGCTGCTAATGCTTGGTTGGGCAAATCGACAACGAAAGCCAATGCCTTGTAAGCCGTGCCAAACAAAAGCACTTGCTTGACTGCATTGCCAAACTCCGAGCCAAGATCCTGGATTGCACCTGTCAATGGAAGCCTTGTCTGCTGAAGATTGCGATCAATCTTGCCTAAGCCAGCAGCAAGGCGACCAAGTCCTTGATAGCCACCACTGAGGTCTGTTCTTGGTGGAGCTTGACGCGGCGGGGCCTGATAAGGAACAATTGCTCCGCCAGGGGCTGGCTGGGCAAACGGCCTGAATGGCCCTGCAGCGCCGCTTCCCCCAGCTCCAAGAGCAAAGCCTTGGGGGCCTTCCGCCATGATCCTTGCAGACCGCTCATTAGAACGCGCCCTTGCTTGAGCTATGCGACGAGAAATAGTATCCCCAGGACCGCCATAAATCGCAGCAGGTCTTCCCACCGCAGAAGGTAACAATCCAGCAGTTCTTGCTGGACTTAACCTGGCTGGCCCAATCTCAGACACTAAGACGCGCCTTATTCTCTGACTCACAGCATCAACAAAAGCATAAGCAGCTCCTCGTAAGATTTGCTTTAACTCAGCGCCTAGGTCCGTTGGCAAATACTTGGCAGCAAACCTAGACGTGCCAGGTAAAGCAGCAACACTTGGTCCAGCAGGCAAAGCTCTTCCAGTGGAAGAAGGGCCAATAGAGATATTCCGTGGAGGAACACTTGTGGGAAAATTAACAGCGGGAGGAAGTCGCCTTGCTGCGGCTTGCTGCCGCAACACTTCAGGATCAATTCCCGCCATATACATGACGGCACGAGCAATTTGATCAAGGAAAGATCTCTTGATTCTCCTTGGACCAGTGCTCTTCATCTGATTTTTAATGTTGCCCAGCAAGTTTTCGGCAACATCAGAACTTAAGTCTGAAACCAGACGATCAATTAGCGGATTCTTGTTAAGCCTGCTAACCCCACTAATACCTTGCTCTTTTGCAAGATTTTTAAGTTGCTTAAGGTTCATGTCCTCAAGCAACTTGCGTAAACGTTCACTACGTCCAACGCCAACAGCGCCGCCGCCTCCAGACAGCCCCTGTGTCCGCATGTATTCAAACAAACCAGCAGCGCCAGCAGACGTGGAGGCAAAACCTCCCTGTTGACTCACCTGAGCTTCAGCTTGAACTTTTACTTTGATACCAGAGAGCTTATCTTGAACCTCTTTCTTGAAATCCCGAACATTCGCTTGCGTGATAGCAGGCCGAATAGTGACAGGAATTGCAATTTTTCCACGAGTATTGGAAAGTGGGTTGCTTCCCCTAAGACGGCGATTAAGTTGCGCGACAGTAGAAGTGATATCACGTTGAGACGCCGCAGCGCGAATGCTGACCGGAATTTGAACAGGCTCTCTCTTGGACAGAGCGTTCAAACGGTCTTGAATTTCATCAAATTTTTTCTTATCTAAGCCGCCAGCAATGCTGACTTCAATAGTGATCTTCTTGCGCTTGATACTGCGCTTTAAGTTATCTATCTCTCTCTGTAGAGTCCTGCGATCAAACTTAATCTGAATTGGCAGTTGAAAGCCTGCAGCGGCCTGACTGAGCTTCGGAAGCTGGCGCTTGAAATACTGGAGATCAAGCGCAACATTTAGCCTAAGCTCAGCGGCCATTCTTCACCACAGGACCAACAATTCACTCAATAGTTTAGCGCTATTCCTCTTCTCGCATTGAGGCCATCTTAATCTCTGATGCCAATGTGCTGATCAAACGTGCATCCAATCGAGTGCTCTTCATCAAGCGTTTCAATACTTGCAAGCTCTTCTCGGACACTCCCGTGTCCTTCTTGATCTTGCGCGTATCAAATGGCAGGAAATCATCAGCCGTGACACTGGCTTTCTTGCCAGCGAGCCCTTGCACAACAACAGTGCCTAACTTTGCAGTTGTAATGCTCTGCACGTTGTATTTAGTGATGTCATGCTTCTCCAAGAACTTAATAGCCGCGACAACATCACTAACTTTCTGCTTGCCAAACTGTGCGTGATCCCAGCGAGGATCACGCAAGTCCGATGCACTAATGCGAAAATACAACTGATTCCAGTCAGTTAAGTTCTGGAGATTTCGCCTAGCCCTCTTTTCTATTCCTCTGATGCCGGAGTCTTCTTCCGGCTCGGCTGTTTTTTTCCCTCAGCCTCCTCGCCGGACTCCGCCTTCTGCTCGTCCATGACGAATTCAAGCACTTTGGCTACGAGTTGACGACCCATTCCTTTGGTGTCCTCTAGCGACCAGTCTTCAACGGACTGCCACTCACCATCAACCAAGCCTTCACCACGAGTGCGAATGAAAGTAGTCACGAGCTTGGCATTGCCAAGCTCTGCAGAGTTGCCCCCAGCAAGCATGCTCAATGCATCTTCGGTGTAATCGCTCAGCAAGTCCATCTCAGACAAGTCTCCCGCTCCCTGGAGGGCGTTGAAGGCTTCCTCCAGAGAAATGTCCTTGTCCTTTGCAATGCGCTTTGCAAGCTGCACTGCACGAATTGTTGCTTGGCTTTGATTACGAGAGATTTCCTCTTGCTCAATCGACTCAGCAACCAGCCAGCCGCCATGCTTTTTCAGGCGCAGTGTTGGCAGCAATTCAAAGTATTCAGTTTCTTCAGACTGAAGAAGGAAGCTGTACTTGCTCATGTTTCAAGATTGCTAGGTCAACATTAAAGGCTTTCACGCGATCACTCTTGGAGAAGAGGCCGTCAGGAAGCTCAATGGTGAAAGAGTGATTGTCGTCAGAAATTCTACAAGTGTTTTTGTCCATTGCCACGGAGCAAAAGATGCCTGCACTTAGGGTGCTTCCCGTACATTTGGCATTGATCACATGGACGCGACCATCGTCACTCTTGAGGTAGTCAAGGTATTTCATCGGTTCATCTTAAGCGTGATATTCGCCTCCAAGGCGCGTTTGGTCGGGCTGCTATAGAAGAGGTAGGGAATGGCGATTTCGTCTGTCCAGGGGCGAGGCTCGATGGAATACGGGCCTTCTCCTTCATGGACGAACCACGCGTATTCCTCTCCGCTGGAATTTCTTGCGTTCCAATGCCAAGAAGCCACCACTTCAGTGGCACTTCGTCTAATTTGAAAGCTTCTCTGGCCGCTTCGGAACAAATTGCCCAAGTCGTAGATATCTCTTGGGCCTGGTCCTACCACTCGGCCATTCTTTCTAATTGTGACTGCGTTGTATGACCACTTGTCTGTCAAGAACTGCTCGCTCATATATTCATCATTCAAGTCTTCATCAGCCCATTGCTCAAAAGCACTAATCAGTTGTGCTTCCAGCTCTTCAGGGTTATAAAACGAAGCTCCAGTGACTAACAGTGCCATTTACGTCCACTCTGGTCGCTTGTATTGGAACACAATGTCAATATCAGGAATAATTAGACGAGCATATTGATACTCCCTATCACTTGACGGAAAGCCTGTCAAATTCGTGTCGGGAAAATGCCGCAAAATCCTGTCCACTGCATCTTCCATCACTTCTGACGCAGGACTGTACTGAGCTAGCCTCACTTCCCACGACTTTCGCATCTCAACCATCCCCATCAAAGGACGACTTGCTCGCGCTGGATACTGTTTGATTCCTACTTCCAACCCCCTGACTTGCCAATCCTTTGGCACCCCATATCGACCATCTACATACACTGCCGCAATCTCAGTGCCGTTAGGCAACGTGTAAGTGCCGATAATGTCGGCAAGTAACGCTTCCAGCGTTTGTCGCAATTCAATGATTGTCATATTACTAAAATAGCCCCCTTTCGGGGGCTATGACGCATCAAGAGCGAATTACGATCATCAGTTAGGATCGCCATCAAAGCCAGGAATGATGGTGCCGGAAACAGTAGCGCGACCAACGCCAACTGCACCACGGCTCATCAGATCGAAGGTCACTTCAACTAAGTTATCAGCGGGATAGCTTTCGCTGTAGTTCATCACAGAAGCAGCAAAGCAGGTCACGTCATAAGTCGTGCCGCCGTTGTGCTTATAGATTTCGGTGTAAAGCTCAAAGTCGCGATCATTACGGCCACGCAGGACAACGTCCATAGCTTCGTCGTAAGCCGTTTCGTCAAGACCAGAGCTGTCTAAATCCTTCTGGAAGTAGGAAGTGATGGAAGCTTGAGCGCGAGTGGTCACTTTCACACTATCAGCAAAACCACCATTGCCAAGCAGGTAGTATTCCTGTTCACCATCATTGATGGAAACGGAAGCGTTAGTAACGCCACCCAGGAAATACATGTTGGTGGGCACACCAGAAGCAGGCAGAGTCAAAGCACCTGCACTTGCAACGGTGATAGTGGGGCGAGTAGGAGTGGTCAGAGCACCAACCTTGATAATGGTGTCCTGACTCTTGATGATTTGAGTTGGATGTTGAATGGCCATTGAAACAAATGCAAAGGGATTAAATCAACGATTCAGGACACTTCCTGCTCCAACCACTCTAAAGTAGCCATGAATAGGAGTGCCTAAAAACTGCCGATAATGATCAGTCATCTCGGTGGTCGGGAGCAATTCAAAACGTCCTTCCTGGCCTTCAATCGTCGCTTCAGCAACATCTCCGGCGGAAACCCCCGATATCGCGAGTGGACTGACGAGACGACCCTTCATGTAGATGGCACTCTCATCAGCCCCGACCCGCTGCTCGTACTGAGGATCCCTGCTTTGCTTCAATGTTGCGTAATACGTTGAATCCGTAGTGGTCACAATGTAATTACCTGTCACTGCATCTGTTCCATAGCTGCTCGCCACAGAAAATACCAACGTGGCATTCGCTAGTGGGGGAGCAGGGTTGGTCATCAGATAACAAAACCAATCATTGAAGCGTTAGAAGCAGTCTCAGAGAGGCGCTTAAACTCTTGACCATACAGTGTGGCTTCAAGTCCTTTGCCGTAAACCTTCCCATCTGTAGCACCAATCTGAACACCCATCTGAGCGAGCTGAATGGCGATGATGTGAGCGGCTAAGAATCGAACTGCGCGATCCGTTTGGTCTCCGAAAATGTCGTCAGACACATCGGCAGTAGCACTCTCGATTGCTCCGTTGACAATCCCCGAAGGGTGGGGACTGAACTCAGGGAATCGTTCCAGAAATCCCGAATAAGTGACCGTCATGCCTTGCCTGTCCGAATTGCTTCAAGACGACGATTGATGGCATTACGAACCCTCACACGTCCTTCAACCTTCTTCCAGTCAGTCAGCTTCTCTTCGTCGTGAAGCAATTCAATGGCTTGAATGGCTTGGCTCAACGGAAGCTGTTGGAGGCTATCGATACCTTGAGGAATGGTTTCGACTTCCACTCGCTCTTTCAGTTCTTCGATAGCACCAATCTTCAGCAGGGCTTGGACGGTAGAGTTCGCTTTTGCCAAGTCCCACTGCTCATCAGGAATTTCCTGATTGAGGCCGGGGGCAAGACTAATCAAACCCTTGTCGGTGATGATTCCGAAACCAGCCTCGCGAGGCGGATTTTCAAGTTCAGGGCGGTAAGCAATGAGCATTGTTGAATTACAAATTCAGCAAGTAAAGCTTAGCCGCCCATTCCTTAATTAGCTCAAGGAGCCTGAACGTACTTGACGCTCTTCGGATAGTAGAGAGCAACGCCACCCACGCGGGCATGGGCAGGAACGATGAACTCAAGTCCACGCTGCTGAGGCGGGAACAGCTCCAGAGGCTGAGGGATGTGGAGTTGAACTTTCTGGGGGTCACGCTTGTAAACCACCAGGCGGTTCTTGGCCAGGCTGCTGTTGGCAGCAGCAAGCTGGTTGATAGGCTCCACGTTGCGGATGTAGGGGTTGGTCCGCAGGAAGTATTCCAGCACCGTCACATCCGAGCTGTCGGAGTTGCGGGTGGTGGACACAGTGTTGTAATCCTCGTAAGGCATGAGGATCGTGTCAGGCTGTTCCTTCATGTTGGAACCGCTGATGATGGCGCTAACGCCCTGGTTCAGGATTTCCAGCATTTCCTGAGCCGTCACAGCAGAAGTGGAGAACCACTTGTTGGCGCTGATCACATCAACAGTTGCGTTGTTGAAGAAACCAGCCAGGTTCACAGAGCCTTCACCGAACATGGCGACGCTCTCCACCTTCTCCTCGTATGCACGACGAACCGCAGCAGCACGACGCTGCTCAAGAGCAACGTTGGCCATTTGTGCAGCCCGCAGTTCCTGCACGGTGTAACCGAAGGAACCACCGAAGGAGCGGATGTTGATGCTCTTCTCGGTTTGGCTCACGTCAGCCCGTGGCAGATCATCAGCAGCATCAGAGATGAGCTTGAAGTCACCAGTTGCATCCATGATGCGGTAGGTGAACTGCTGGGAACCAGGACCGGCTTCAGCGGTCACAGGCAGGATGGTGGAATATTTGATATCCGCATACTCAACCTCGAAAATCTGAGGGCGGATGTATTCAAGCTGGCGATCAAGGAAGAGGCCAGCATCATCAAGACGAAATTCGCTCATTGGGGGCCTCCTATCAGGTGTCAGCGGTGAGGGTGAAGTCAGGGCCGTTCAGCTCCAGCAGGGCAATGCCAGCAGCAGTGGTCTTGGATACCCAGCGGGCACCAGACAGAACAGCAGTCTTGTTAGCAGCGGCAGTAGCGGCAAAGCGACCAGCGAAAGAACCGGAAGTGACGCCAGTGTCAGCAGTGTGATACACGCGAACAGCATCGGTCAGGTCTACTGCTTCGACGCAATACACGGCAACAACGCCCTTAGACAGAACATTGACAGCCTGGTCATCCTTCACGCCAGAGCGGCTGTTGGAATCAGTGGCGGTCTCGTCCACATAGGTGAGAGCGTTGACGCCCACTGCAGTGTCAGAAGCGGCGGCGATGGTCTTGGCAGAGTTGCCAACAGTACCGGCGGTATTAACAACCACGAGGTTGCCGTAAGCCAGCACAGCGCCAGTTTCGTTCACGAAGGAAGAAACATTGTTGTCAGCGATGTCAGCGAACTGGCCTTCCAGAGCAGCAGTCAGTTCCAGAGCGTAGGTGGACTGAACGCCACCAGCAGAACCAGCGCTAGTGGTGAAAGTAACGGCCATGATTACTTAGCCTCCTTGGAGATGGAAAGGGGAGCCTTCCAAGCGTTCTGCAGCTTGTCCATGTAGGAGCTAGGAGCAGAAGCCGGAGCGGCGGCAGCGGCAACAGCCTTGCGAAGATCCTCAGTGGAATCAACGTGAGCAGCAGCCGTTTCAGCAATGGTGTCAAACATTGCCAGGACGTAGTCGTCGGAACGACCATCCAGTTCGACGGAATCACCGCGAACAGTCTTGATGGCATCAACCATCACTTCACGATCAGCCTTGCCAGCGAATGCATATTCAGCATCCAGGACAGGCTTGGCCTTCTCGATCAGAGCCAGACGCTCAGCAACGATGGAATCAACGTTGACTTGCTTGGCTTCTTCCAGTTCGGCCTTGAGGCTATTGACTTGCTCCTGAAGCGCATCAGAACGACCTTCCAGAGAATCTTCCTTCTCCTTCATGCCGTGCTCCATGTCGGCCATCTTGGCCTTCATGTCTTCAGCTTCTTTCATGAGCTTGTCATACTTCATCTTCATGTCCTTGTAGGACATGCTGGCGTCTTCTCGTTCTTTGGTGATCGCCAGAGCAACGCTCTCACTCACCTCAAACTCAGCGCCATCAAAAACGATCTTGGCAGACATAGTTTGGTCTTCCTCTGTAGAGAAAAGGTATGGATCAGCAGCATCTTGACGATCCAAGTGCAGCTTTACTTGCGGGCCAGCACGGCCCCGACGAACAATAGCGACATGATTACCCGAAATCTCTGTTTGGATGCCGTTGTAATGCTCGCCGCTGTCGGTTACGCCAGGAGTCGGATCGTAATTAACCCGATACCCCGCGCTCACCTCACGAACATCGCCATGCATAATCTTCTCGATCACATCTCGATCAGTGACGGTCATGACGGCACGAACAAAGCCGTTGTCATAAACAATCTCTGAGCCAGTGAAACCAATCTGATAATCCTTGGTGTTCTCGCTGTCCAAAAGGGCAGGAGGATGTTCCATGGTGATAGCTTT